GGCATTGCTTTGCAAATGGCTCAGGTTCAAGTAGATGTTGAAGAAGCAAAAAATGTTAATCTTTTTGTATCGGGTTGGCGTCCAGCAATAGGTTGGATTTGTGCTTTTGCTTTAGCCTATCAATATCTTTTGCGTCCTCTGAGCGGAACCATAGCAAGTTTGTTTGGTGTTGTGTTGCCTCCTTTGCCGGGTCTTGATGATAATCTTTGGCAGTTGTTAACGGGTATGCTTGGCATAGGCGGTCTTAGAACCATCGAAAAAGTTCAAGGAGTTGCAAGCAAATGATTAATTCTAGGAGTTTAGATGAATTACTTCCTGAAGTTAAAGAAAGGGTTGAGCATTTTGTGGCTCTTTGCGCGGACAACGGTATTGACTTGCTTATTACATCTACATACCGCGATATTGAAAGTCAGGATGCTTTGTATGCCCAAGGACGGACAACCAAAGGGTACGTTGTCACCAATTCTAAAGGTGGTGAGTCTTACCATAATTACCGTGTTGCTGTTGATGTTGTGCCTCTTGTAGGAGGCAAACCAGACTGGGACACAAGTCACCCCGTGTGGGAATCAGTGGCTATGCTTGGCAAACAAGCTGGACTGGAGTGGGCAGGAGACTGGAAGACATTTAAAGAAATGGCGCATTTTCAGTACACACAAGGACTAACCATTGCACAGCTTAAGGAAGGAGTGAGCTTTGGCTAAATCAACTAGTCTGTCGCAAGGAAGAAAAGAGAAACTCCCTGCATCCAAAGGGGCAGGACTAACTGCCAAGGGACGGGCAAAATACAACAGAGCAACAGGCTCAAACTTAAAAGCGCCCCAGAAATCAGGTTCAAGACATAATTCATTTTGTGCTCGTATGAAAGGTGTGGTTAGAAAATCTAAGGGTCCAGCTACCAGAGCAAAAGCATCACTGAGAAGGTGGCATTGCAGATGAAAACTCCTAAAGCTAAACGTGGTTTGTACTACAACATAAACAAAAGACGCAAAGCGGGTCTTCCTGCCAAGCGCCCCGGACAAGCCGGGTATCCTACTGCGGATGCTTTTCGTAAAGCCGCTCGTACAGCTAAAAGATAATCTTATGGTGAGGGTATTAGTTGACCTTCAAACAAATAAGAACCCATGTGACCAAGGTTAGCCCAAGGCGCCGCCCAGACTTTCATGCCGTGCGTCCTAGCCAGTTTGCAAAAGTGGTAATCCTCTGAGAGCAATATCCTCGTTTCTTCTTCTATGCTGGTCGCAAAGTATTCTTTAATCTCGTCTTCTTTGAGTTGACCCGATAAATCCACAATGTTGTTCATGTAGCTAGGCACTTTGTCTTCCAAACGCTCAAACACTTCTCGCTTAATCATCATAAACCCAGTGCCGCCATTCCATATTTCCACAGGCTTATCCACAGGCACCGTGACTTCCATGCTGTAATTAACTAGGTTGACCACAAAAGAACCCGTAAAGTGCTTGAGTTGATCGTCTGGTACTCCTGCGTCCATGGCTATTTTAACGGATTGCCAATTGACTTCTTTCTTGGGATAAATGCCGCAGATAATATCTTTGTCGGCTTTAAGCATATGAGGAACATGACCCGCCTCAAATTTAATGTCGGCGTCGATAAACATCATATGAGTTGCGTTGCTATTCAAAAAGCCTTTGACCAGCGCATTTCTGGCTCTGGGTATTAAAGACTCATTAAACATAAAAGAAAAGCTGATGGTTACATCTGAATTTCTAAATACGTTTTGCAAGTTTAAAATAGATTGCGTATAGAAACCCGCGCACATTCCTCCGTACATAGGGGTTGCTATAAACAGATGAATAGGTTTATCTTCGTTTTTAATTGGCACCACATTTTTTTTCTTTGGCATATTATTCCTTGGTTGTTATTGGTGGAGCTACTCAGAACCTCCGCTCCTCAAGTTTCCTAACTGTCCCTTAGGGACTCACCTCTGAGTTGATGGGGGGCACTTCTTCTATGGTGACAAGCAGTTGTCCTCCTTTGATGACTTCGCCGCGAATCATCTCTAAATGATCGACTTGAAAATCATCATGGAACACATCTGCTTTTTGAAGCGCATCAAGAACCGCTTTGATACGGTTATCAATATCAATTTTGCGCTTATCTCTTGGGCTAATCACCATTGTTATTTTCAATTTTCTATCCCTAAATTTAGGCACTTTGTTAACTAACACATATTCTTGTACTGCTTGCTTGAATGCTTTGCCTTCCTTGCCTATGACCATAATGTTGTTGTACTTACGGTAATAAGTGTTGGTGCTTGGACTGAGCGGCAATACAAGAATGGCTTTCATTTAAAACGCTTTAAATTCGCGGTATTCATTCATAAGAGAAAAGTATTTGATGGGGTAGCGTCTGCGCCCAATCACTTCCCACTGAATAACAACCGTGTCGTTATCGTACTTCCAACAGCCGTCCTCTGTGCGTCCGTCGCTGGTGTAGTTGTACGCTCTGGACATAGATGCGTCTTTGGCACAAGCCTCGGTCATGATGACAATTTTGCCGCCCGAAAGGTTGTCGGTTTGGGCAAAGTTTCCTGCGTGAGCCGCGGCGCAAAAAGCGCTTAAGATTAAAAATTTCCTCATGTTATCCCCTAGTTAAGTTAGTTTAAAACGGAACGTCCATATCACCCCTTGGTCTTACCTCTTTGGGGTAAGTGTCCTTGGGAGGTACAAACGTATCCACAGACAGCGTTAAGAACTCGCCGTACTGGGATTTGCGCCACCAAGCAGAGATGTTAACCACCTCTCCTTTGTGCATAATTTTTCCCTTGAAATCGGGTGCTTTTGCGTTTGTCTTTTGCAAGTAGGCGCTAGGCGTAAGAATGCCCTTGCTCTCTACCGGTTGATAGTTACTAGCCATGCGTGGTTTCTCCTGATAAATATTTGTATTCGGCAAACTCTTTGCCGCCATTACTAACCATTTTTGTAAAGATTCTGTGTCCGGCTTTTCGATAAACGTCGATATGGGACGCAAGCCGGAAACAACCAAATTGTTCGAGTGCTTCAAGTGGTGTGATGGTGTGTCCACTTTGTAGGTGCCTCAAGATTCGCTCTCGCTGAGTACCTTGTCTTGAGACACTGGCGGCTTTTTTAACGGGTCAACTCCAGTTTCAGCAATAGCCGCTTTGAGCTTGATTCTGTCCATAGAGTCAAACTCCTCAATTACCGCGGCGTTAGCCGTCTCAAGCCCCCAAATTTTTTTGTCCTTTTCCTCAGTCGTGAGCTTTTGTGAGGAATTGATTTTGTGGACAAGTTGTTTGTAAGCCTTAATCCATGCCGCGGTATCTTCGTGCCATGAGTATGGGTCGGGGTTGCCGGGAACATACAGAGCAATATGCCCCTCAGGCGGTTCTGCGTCCAATTGCTCAAGAACCTCTAGGGGGCGCGGTATGGGCTTTGGAGCCTCGATGACCTCAGTAGGGTAGTCCTGAGCCTCCTCGGCGGTTATAAGACCCTTTAAAACGTCTGGAAACGCATCTCTGAGCGCAAAACCTCTGGCTCTCATCTGGAGCATACGTTTCGGATATTGCGTCCAAGGACCTTGTTTACCCCACAAATTAGCACGTTTGGCGTCATCCACAGAGAATTTTGCTGTAACGGGTTTGCGTCCCTTTCTTTTGGCGATACAAACAGCCACCGGGTTAGGTGTGCCTTCCTCCTCAATGTATTCCTCAATGTCCTCGCAAGTGGAGCTAGACTGGACCAGAGCCATAGCGGCGTCACCATAAACACTGGGGCGCCCGTTAATGACGCTAATGTTTTGAAGTGCTTGCATAGGTGCTAATCCAATCTCATATCCCCACTGCACAGCCACCAAAATATCTTCAGGTTTGCTCTGATATTGTTTTGGGACCATCTGGGACTTGGAAAGCATCTCAGAGAACTGAATAGCTTCGGTCATGGTTTGCGGCGCAAATCCTTGTCTAAGTGTTAATTGAGTCATGTTATCCCCCTTATTTCAGTAAAAAACGGCGTGAGCCGGGTGTTTCAAAGACAAACGAATCATAGATGTCGGGCATGGCGGACTTAAATACATCCGCATTAAAACGCTTGGATGCCTTGCTAGACCTCCATGTCGCTAGGACTGAGCCGTCAACGCCTACCAACTCTGCATGATGTTGCATATAGCTTTGCAGTGCGGTTTGTAGTTTGTCTTCGTCTTCTTCCATTTGCTTAATCTGCGCTTTAATGGTTTTAAGTGTCTCCGCAATCTTAACCACTTGAGCATTAGCAACAGTCACGGTCCCTGCGTCAGCCTTGTACATGAGCTTGGTGTGCTCTGTTGTCTCGGGGTCCAGTGGCGTCTTGGTTTGTACAGCCGCCCAAAACTTAGCCATGTCTTTGACGAGCTGGTCGCGCATTTGGTCGGTGATATAGAACTGAAACACTTGGAACTCTTGACCGCCAAAAAGTACGGCTAGGACCACATTGTCAATGTTGTGGCAAGCCGATTGATGAACCAGTTGCGCCATGTTAAACGCGGGGATAATGCCGCTTTCTGCGTCGTACTTGTTCCTACTCATAGCCGAGTAGTTTTTAGCCTCAACAAGCATTTTTCCGTCAGCGGATATAAAGTCAAAGTGTGAGCGCATCCATGGTTCTTTGGAATGCGTCATCATGTAGTCAGCGTCCTTCAGCTCTACCTTAAGTTTGTCTTGTGCAAGCCGTCCTATGATGGGTTGCATGACATGACCCATTTGCACAGCCTCGATGTGGCTTAGGTCCTTAGGCGGTTTAGCGCCTATCTTGGTGAGCACCACATCATTGGCGTTACCCTTAGCCGCCTCGGCACTATCGGTAGCCCACCAGTATTGGTTACGGAACTCTGGTTCAAAGTCTGATCTGTCGTTAGCCATTTGTTTCCCCTTCGTTAAGATAGGTTAGGTTCATAATTTTTGCCAGTAATGCCGCAAGACTTAATGTCCTCAGCTTGGCGCTCGGTGCGGCAATAGTAGTAGTAGTATTCGCCGGTAACTAAGTCGCGTATTTCTGATGCGCGGCACT